GCCGCGTGGAATATGTAGTCGAACCCGTCCACTACTTTGAAATCTCGTACAATGTCACCAAGGATAATGCTTACGCCTAATTCCTGCCGTAGTTCAAACAGACCCGTTTCAGATTGGTCGAACGCGGTAATTGAACAGTTAAGGCGTTTCAGCTTTCGACATAGTTCAGACCCGATTGACCCCGCAGCACCCGTTACAAGTATCCGTTTCCCGTTGAGGTCTGCCGCACCAAAGCTGACCTCTGACCTACCGAGTAGATCAGTTATATTTACATCGTTTAAACGAGCGTATGACAGTATCTTTCTCAAGTCCTTATATCACTTCCGAAACAATAGATGAGGTCGCCAATGTACTTAAATCTAAATGGATAACGTCAGGCCGCAAAGTTATTGAATTGGAGCAACGGATCAACGGTGTCTGTGTGAGTTCTGCAACGGCAGGATTAGAACTTGTTTTGGATTACTACGGCATTGGAAAAGGCGATGAAGTGATATTACCCGCTTATACATTCGTTGCGACCGCCCATGTGGTTCTGAGATGTGGTGCAAAGCCTGTTTTCGTAGATGTCAAGGGCGACTTTCTCATTGACATAGATCAGGTTGAGAACGCAATAACGCCCAACACTAAGGCGATAATTGGCGTTGACTTCGGAGGCGTTCAGGTGGATTATCAACGGTTAATGGGTTTCGGGATTCCTGTAATAGCTGACGCGGCTCATTCATTCGGGCAACCGCCAATAGCTGACTTCACGGTTTGGAGTTTCCACGCGGTCAAGAATATTACAACTGCCGAAGGTGGGGGCATCGCGTCAAAGTTAGACATGGAAGAGATAAGGCGTAAACGGTTTTTCGGTATAACCTCGGACGCATTTAACCGCGAAGGTTGGGAATATGACGTAACCTATCTCGGTGGCAAGTATAACATGACAGACATTCAAGCGGTTATCGGGTTGGTTCAATTGAAACAGTTCGCAGAAATTGACGCTAAACGTAGGGCTGTAACTGAGCAATACAATCGGGCTTTCGGTCTTAGTGTTCCAGTCAATAGTTCATGCCACCTATACCCCGTACTTGTCGAGAACCGTGATGAAGTGTATCTGAAACTCAAGGAGAAGGGGATACATACATCGGTTCATTTCAAGCCCATACCCGCGTTCACCTATTACCGTTCGTTAGGTTATGACATCAACCATTATCCCGTGTCGAAGTGGTTGTTTGAGCGTGAACTATCCCTGCCGTTGTTCTATGAGATAACGGCTGAACAGGTACAATATGTGATTGATAATGTCAGACCCTTGCTTTGATGAATATCCGTTCATTCACTTCGCCCCTACGTTCACCGAACTGCCCAGACTGTTCAATTATGAAAGGCAACATCTCGGCCAGTTCATCCAATGAGTAATGTTTTACCACCGTTGGGTCGGGCTTGTAATCCTCATTTGTAATCTTAGCCATCCATTCGGGATTAGGTGATATGATTACCACTGAACCGCGAGGCTTGATTATTTTCTGAACACTTTCAATCGCCTTTTGGATATTGTCAATGTGACTGAATGAGTGAAAGAAATACACCGTATCTACCTTGAAGTTCAGAACGTCACGCTTATAGAAATCATCCCATTCATATAGGTCGTTCACATCATATCCGTAAGCCTCAAACCCGCGTTCATGGAAGTACTTCATCGCAGTTCCAAGGCCGCAGCCGTAATCCAATACCACCTTCCCTTCAAGTATCGAATGAAGGAACTTCAGTTCCTGCATATACTTTTCGGTAGAATTGAAACGCTCTAATCTTTCCTTGTAGTTCATATCTCAAGAATCTTTTTGATACGTTCGCCAGTTGCTTTGAATGAATGTTTATTCACCGCCCATTTTCTGTGCGCTTCTTGGAGTTTCAACATCTCGGAAGGTTCTAACGAGTTGAGCCATTTTATCTTGTCAATGAACTCTTGTTCAGTTCTTGCAAGAATCAACGGGCAATCCCCGTATTCGCGTTCGTAGAAATCAGCGTAAAGATTCTGAGTAACGACCACCTTACCCATTGACGCGGCCTCGGCTGCTGTTGTTCCGAAACTGCCGTAAGGTCTGCCGTCTATTGCAGGATTGAACAACTCAACGTAAACATCGCACTCTCTGTAACGTTGCTTGTGCTTCTGATAGTCAACCACGTTAATGAACGACCTGAACTGAGCGTCAGTCTGTGACATCATACGCATGATGGCGTTCGTTCCTTTAACGTTCGGATTGGACGGGCAATGAATGAACCTGTACGGCCTCTGTGGTAATTTTAGGTCGGGTGTCAGGTCATCGGTGTCAACGGCAACCGAAACGTAGTTGGCCTCTTTTGCTCCAAGGTTTTCAAATTCTCCAAGAGCAATAATTGATTTCCAAACCTTCGGATTGAATGAACGATTGAGTGCATCAAAGTTGCTTCGGTATCCGCTGCCAGTGTGGTAAACAACCAACTTACCACGAAAGCCATTGACATAATTCAGCATCGAAACATCTGAGTTGAACAGTTGAACAATGTCATACTTGCCTGAGTTTATTAGGCCGTGCATTTCTGTTGGCGAAATAATAGGGTGTTGATTGGCGTAGCCGAATGAATGAGGATGGAACTTGAACCCGTCCACTTTCACCCCTGCCGCTCGGAGGCTTTCGGAGTTGTAGTATGAGTAATTAGCCCAATCATTTGATGATATGTTCAGTACCATTGAATCTTTCTTTTGTGGCTTTACAACCTTTGGAATAGGCCTTCTAATGCGTTCGATAATGTCGGCAGGAATGATGTCGTTAACGGGTGTCCTTGCCTTGCTGAAAGGGGGCTTTGGATTGACATACATATCACTACGGCTCATGCTTATCCTGTTCCATCCATCCGTATCAATGCCCTTGTCCCACGTTGGCGAATTGATTACAACGGTTTTGAAATTCGGCTTGTTCTTGCCATTCCTATAAAGCCAATTGTCAACGCCTGAATATAAGTCCTCAACGGGTAGGTAGGCCAATGCCGCTTTCGATACCGCCATGTTTAGACCTGTGTCACCATTAATACCGAACATCATCAATTGCTTTGAATTGATATTGTAGAAGTAGCCAATGTCGTAATGAACCCAATCCGCGCCATCATTCAACGCATTGAACGTCAAACTCAATCGGTTGGGTTCTGAATAGCAATCAGCCGCTTGCAACATAAGGCCAAGGGAATTTTCGCTCATCATTTCAAACATTCGCCTCCATTTGTGCGACAACGAAACGCGCTCTTCTGAATAGACGTAGATGAGCCTTTGGCACGTTGGCATTCGGTCAAGAAATTCCTGATAGTATTCAATTCCGTTCAGGTCGTTGGCATCCTCGTAAACGATCAACTCATAGCTACATGGGCTGTTCTGTCGTGCCAAACTTTCCATTGCCAACCATGCGGGCATAGCAAGAACTGGAAGCCCGACCGTCATTATCTTGTCCTTGTTAAATAGTGGTTTCTTTGGTCGCTTGACAATCTCAGGGTAAATCACTTTCATCTTATAATCTGCGCCCGACATTTTCTTACCCTCAAATTCAAACGTGCGCTGTAATGTACCACCAACCCGTCCACGATTGTAAAGGTAGATGTGGTCTTTTATTATGCCTATCCTTTCCTTTCCGCACATCTCCAAGCATGAGAACATCAATTCACTTTCGGTTGTGCTATCAATCCATTTGCCGTTCAGTTGAAAATCTTCATCGGGTATCTGATCGAATAGGAATTTCTTGAAGGTGTTCGGGGCTGTCGAACGGTAAAGTACTTTTCGGTAATCCCTGTTGCGATGTGTCTCAGCGTCAAAATCAAGATTGAAACTATCGGGCATTCCCGAACCGCGTTGATCCTTCCAATTGCCGTAGGTCATCCATTTGCCTTTGTCGTATTCCTGTCTGACACGGTTCAAGCAATTCGGCAGTAGTTCATCGTCCATACCAAGTAATAGACAGACGCTTTCGCTATCCAATGGACGTATGCAATCCATCCTCCTTTTTGCAGCCCCAAGGTTCTCATCGAAGATATGAATGGATACCTTTTCGCTTACGTATCGTTTCAACGCTTCGCCCGTTCCATCGGTTGACCCGTCTGAAATAAGATGAAGATGCCAGTTGCCGTAGGTCTGTTTTTGAACTGATCGAACACACTTGTCAACGTAACTCAGACAATTCCAACCCGTACAAATAACTTCAAACCTCATTTCATCTGTGCGATTATGTTTTCAATCTGCCTATCCGAAAGGTCGAATTGGTCTGCCGTATCGCGGATAGATTGATTGTAACCTTTGCCCGTCTTACGGTGAACGTCAAATGTAAGGTAGATGTCCTTATTCCGCATTATCTTGTAAGAAATGAAACCGCCCTTTAGCAGTCGCAGTAGTTGACCACTATCATCCAACTCTTTGATTATCGGGTTCATATAGAAAGGTTCTGTTCAGTTCTTACCTGTCGGCCTTGGACGCTCTGAAATTCTTCAATGACAAGTACTGGCTGAGATTGTAGGAATGTCTGTTGAAGCGTTGCGGCCTGTTCATTCTCTCGCATAAGTGCGCTACTTGATACCGCTATCCCTCCTGCCGCGAACTTTTTAACAATGCCACCATTCGAGAATCCTTCGCCCCGATACCAGTCAACGCCTCCACCCGCCTTGTTCATCTGCGAAAGTATCGGTTCAAACATCGCTGTTGAACGTGCATTGATAACCGCTTCACCATTCGACAATCGGGCAGGGATACTATCGCTCGTTCCAGTACCCGCGCCCCGAACCTTTCCACCCGTTGCAAAAGCGGGAGGCGATGGCGGTTGTTTAGCTGCAATCACGCCAATTTGAACCGCCCCGAAAGCTGCCGCAATAGCTGCCATTGCTGGCCCAAGAGCAATACCCGCCACGGGTACGGCAGCACCTGAACTGTATGCTGCAATTGCGGCCTGTGCCGTTCCAATGATAGCATTTGTTATTTGTAGTCCCTTGCTTATTTTGAAGTTTTGAAGGTCGATTTTGTACTTTTCCATTGCGGCCTTCTTCTCAATTTCCGCAATTTTTTCCGACTTAACCTTTTCCGATTCCGTACCTTTTTTAACGGCTGCGATTTCAGATTCCGACCTTCTGTCAATTTGGTTTATTCGGTTTTCTGAATCGGCTGATACAATGTCTGAAACTGCCGATATGGCTTGTTGCGCAACCTGAAGACCTATCTGCATTGCCTCAAAATCACCCTCCGACATTCCCAATGCTTGTGCAACGGTCGGTGCATCGGGATTGGCTAACGTCTGTTGAATCCCCTTGATCGTATTCTCGACTTTCTTGAGGTTCTGAATTTCCTCCTCAGTCAGAACACCGTCCAACATGGCCTCCTCACGCATAAGCGCAAGACGTTTGGTAGCGAAGTCAAGATCGATCTGATACTTCCTGTTTTGAAGCTCAGTCTCGTTTGAGATTGACAACTCAGCCGACTGAATATCAAGTTGCTCTTGCCCGTCTAACAGTGCTATTTTTCGGGTAAATGCTTCGGCATCCTTGGCCATTTGCCTTTGCTTTGCAGCTTCCCCCATCTTATCAAGCTCCTCTTCCTTCCACTTGGTTATTTCAATCTCGTCAACACCCGCTTTTTTAAGCTGTGCAGCCCTCTCGTCAATCTCAAGTAATTGCCGCGCATAGTCTGACATACGTGAACGAGAAAATTCTTCGGCAATTTTTGCCATTGCCTCGGCCTGTTTCTTAGCGTCCTCAAACTCTTTAGCCGCAATCGCCTGTTTCTTTTCAAGTTCTTTCTGTCGCTCTTCATTCACCTTATCGGTTGCAGCCTTAACCTTGTCGGCCATTGCTTGCCGTTCTTTGGCCATCTCCTCTTCAAGTTGGTTCGTTCGGTTTGCCAGCTTCTCTTTCAGAACAAGGCTTTCGCCCTCAAGTTTAGCCCGTTCGGTCAATAGGTCTTGAACCTGCGCCAATTCGTCCTCACTATATTCAGCACCCTTCTCCAATCGTTCACGTAGCGCAAGGGCTTGTTTAGACGTTCCCTCTGCCAATAGTTGCAACTCAGCATTAGTGATGTCATTCTTTCGCATAAACTCGCCCTCACGCGCTGACAACTCTTTGTTAATACGAGCAGCCGAAGCGTTGAAATACTCTTCTTCCAGTTTATTGGCCTTGGCAACTATCGCAAGTCGTTCTTCGTCTGTCTTTGTCCGATCCTTCGATGAGACAATTAATTTAGCAATCTCATTATTGTACTTCTGAGCCGAAATAGCAAATGCCTTTTGCGTGTCTTCTAAGTCTCGCATTACAGTTAGTAATGCCTGTGATTGTTTCACGGCCTCCGTAATTGAACCGCCTGAGATCAATGCACCAAAGGCCGCTTTCAACGCGACAACTGAACTTTCAACCGCGTCTGCTATTGGCTTAAATGTCTTTAACACGCCTACCAACGCTGTAACACCCGCAATTATCAAAGGCAATCCGAGTGTCATTAATGCAGCACCCAATCCTTTCACGCCTCCTCCTGCCGCTTTGAATCCTGTTGAAAGATTATCAAGACCTGTTTTGAACTTGCCAAGTCCTGGGACTGCACCACCTATTTCAACGAGAGCTTCTTTTATTGATTCGGTATAATTTCCAACGTTCCTACGGTTATCTCCAATCGCCTTTTCATTTTCTTTCAGTTCGTCGGATATTCCTTTGATGGTCTTACCCATCTTAATGCCCGCCTCAGTGGTTTCCCTTTCCTCTTTTGACAGCTTGTTGTATTGAGCCGTAAGTAGTGATAATTGCGCCCTTAGTTCTTCATTGCTATCAATAGCGGCGTTAGTAAGAATATTGGCCTGTTTTACAACTTCAAGATTCTTGTTGCGTTCTAGTGTAAGAGCCTTGATCTTAGATGTAGTCTCAGCATCTTGTACCCCGCTTTCTTTTTGCGCTGCCGTCAATGCCTTTATCTCTGCCGTCAGCTTGTCAGCGTTGGCGATGGAAGTATTAATGATGGATTGGTCTAATCCAATCTTGACCAGTTTAACATATTCGTCAGCCATTGCCTTATATCCTAATGAATTTACACTTAGTCAATTTTCCCTTTACGTAGTTGCTCAATTTCTCCCAGTAAAAGTAATTGCCGAAATGTGAAATGTAAACGGGTATCAATGGGTCGTAGTTTACCACGTCCCGAATGTTCAGATTCATGTTAGCCTCAACCGATTTTCCTTTGTCGTTCATGTCAATTACCGTCTGATAGAATCGGTCTATCAAGTTAGGAAAATCGAGACTGTCATCATTACCCGCCTCCGTAAAGTAAGCAAACGTAACGTCATCTGTCGGGTGATTGGCAGGGCTTTCAGTGTCTCTATTGAAGTTAATGTTGTAAGGAAATGTAACCCGCTTAACGAGAAATATCCTATCTGTCATTCCGTTGGTCGGCAGAAGTTCCTCGAACATCGGCACGTATGGAGCGTTGACCGTATCGAATCTCAGCTTAGTTGAAGACGCTGCGAACTGCGACATCTTAACGTAATCCCTCGTTGGGTTCAATGTTGTGTCTGACACATTGATATATCCGACCGCATCATACTTACTCACATCATCGGGCTTATATCTTAGCGCGTTGGTCTGCGCGAATCCATCGATACCGTAGGTTATTTTGATTCCACGCGCATCAATCTTATCTGATAGGTCAATAGCGTTAATGGTCTGTTCCTTCACGTTGTCAAACCTCCGAGCCGTGACCGTGTGTGTTCGTTCATCGGTGTCGAAGACCCATTGATAGATTCGTGCAAGCTCTTTCAGAAACTCGCCTTGTTTTATGTCAATTATATTCGTAACACCCGTGAAGTAGTTGAATGGAAATACGGATGTAATAGGCGCGTTTTCAATCAATGTTACATTTGAAACGGTATAGGTGCTGTTTGACAGTATAGTGAACGGCAATGTATTTCCGGATAGGTAATTAACATCCATCTCAAAATATATCTGTCCATTATTAGGTGTGCAATCAAAATCAAATGTGGCAAATAAATTAGTAGTTCCGTTGATTAACGTGAACACGTCAGACGCTAGAGCAATCATCGTGTCATTAGATGTGTGTCTTAGAATTATGTATGCTCCCCACGGAATTGAACCATACGTCACATTTATGTTAACATCAACCCTGCATCGACAGCTATCGGTTAACATGAATTTCCTATCTGTATCTTGAACAGAGTCAAATAAAAAAACGCTTGAAGAATAAACATTGCTCGTTGCATCAATCGTAGCCGTTTCAAAAAATACATTATTACTAGGGTCATATAACGGGTCGTATAACTGATTTGCTGCATTACGAACTGTGCATTGATGGTAACTCATGTTCGTGCCTCTGTTCGGGATTGCCCCACGAAATACAACGGCCTTTTCGTAAATATCCTCCCCCGTCAAATCTGTAATGAACGTGTAGCCCTGCTGCTCAAATATCTTTTCTACCAATGTCTTAACGTAGAATGATGGCAGAAGCATATCGGTTGCCACAGCGTACAGATTAACCCCATACGTGTGCATCGTGTCTGAATCTAACCCCTGCTCGAATACGGCATAAATCAGCCCTTCAGTTTCATTTCTAAGGTCAAAGCAATTCTGATTTGTCCAAAAGTGGTCGTATTCGCTTACTGGCAATTCGCGAAGATCTAAGTCTTTTATCAGGTCAAAGAATGCCGCATTACCGCCAACTATCTGTAAACTGAAATTATCTGCCGAACTTTTAACAATTGCGTACCCGTCCTGAATCGTCTCATAACCCTCTTGGATCAATGTCGCGTCTATCCTACCGTAAGGCTTCGCGCTATCGGATTGAACCAAGTGTGCGTTGTCAAGTATTTGTCTATTGTTCGGGGTCAATGCAACGGTCACTTCATTCGTTCCGTCTGCCAATACGGTTGAGAAGTCACCGACCTTCGCGGCCTGTTTAGTGATAGCAATGGTCTGATCTACTGAAAGGTCAAGTGCATCATCACCTATCTTAATGATCAGGTCACTCATAGCGTTGACGTGTAGAATTTCGGAAGAACAATATCAAACTCAAGCTTAAACTTTGATTCCCCCGTGTCGAATATCTTATACGTTCCAGACTTAACTACCACAACCCTTTCAGAATTACCGTCAACCCATTTGACGTGTTGACTTATCAGAACCTCTTTGATGCCGATCACTTGTTGGCGGCTCAATCCTTCATAGCCTAACTTGACAACGCCATACGCCTCTTTTCCAAGAACGAGTTGACGCGAATTAGCCATCTGCAAGTAATTGATTATCGGCTCAAATTCATCCATGTCCTTTACGTCCAATGAATACTCTTGATGCTTTGAGAACACCCAACTATCAATTCCGCCTAACGAGTTGATCCAAACCAACTGCATAGGATTCTCAGGCGTACAATCTAAGTAATCAACCCGTTTAACTTCTGTGACTATCATGGGAATGGTGCTGCAAAAATTGAAGTATAACCTGTGTTGACGTATCCTTCTGTCGTGTATCCATCGACTATCACCCCTCCCGTTTCCAGCCAAACATCAAAGCCGCTTGCCGTTGCATTCGGTGTTCTGACTTTCATCTGATTAACATAGCCTCGACCAGTTACAAGTAAATCATTATCAGTCTCAGAACCTACGCTTGCCCCGTTAATATTGACATCCTGTTGGTGGCGTTCTAAATATACGGCCTTGAAATCTTCATCGTATATAAATGAAAGGAAGAACGGAAACCCCTCGAAGTAGGTTGGTGTCTCAAACATGGTAAGGAATTTAGCAGCCGTTGCAGTTATATTCTTCGGCACATATTCCTTCATGTTCTGGCCGATTCCATCCATGCCTAGCGTGACATCGCCTACTATCTGCCGAGCCGCACTTATCCAATAATACAACTCATCTCCATGAACCTCAGCTATTGTTTGATCTGTCGATGAGCCTGAAAGAACTAGCTTATACGTAGCCCCGTAACCAATCGTGAAACTTCCTGATATGCCTTTGTTCGGCTTGTTGATGGCGGTCTGATTGATCACCGTCTGCGTGTCAACTATCGAGCGAATGATTCCTGACACATCACACAATAGTAATCCCGTGCTGTCAGGCTTTGGATATATGGTGTCAATTACTTGGCCTGTCACTCCATCGTAGACATTAACTATCGCCTTGAAGTTGGTAAATACCTCAATCACGTTAATCCATCCTGAACTACCATTTCCGATGAAGGGCGTGTTGATGGTTATGTATTGACCATTGATTCCTGCGACCGTATAAACTCCATCATACATTCCGCTATTGACATATATCTCATCGCCAACATTGATAAGAAAATCGAGTATCAATGGGTCGGCTGATGGTAGCCAAATGGTCGGCAATGTCGTTGAGTATGCGCTTCTGATTGCCGTGTTTGCTAGTTGAAAATCAGCACGTGTCAACTCAAATATGTACGGGTTTGCAAGCGCAGTCCAACGACTGAACTTTGATGTTCCATTAAACCACTTTTCGGGCTTGCGTGTGATGAGGAAACTCATTTCAGTTCTTTGAGTTCTTTTAAAATACCGCTTTCATATACGCTCACTTGATAGGCCACAATTCCACGCAACAACATATCCAAGTTGATAGCATCCGTAACGCTTGATAATGGCTTATTCAGTTTTGTTTTCCACCCTTCCGCGTGTATCTTCTTGGTAATGGCGTACACGATTCCTAATTGCTCCTTGTCGTCAAGGTCTGTGATTATGCCGCGAATCTTCGCCCACTCTTTTATCTGATCGAAAAGCGTAGGGTTTCCTTTCGGTGCGTCTGGCCTTGTCGGCTTTCGTCCATACTCAGCCGTGCCGATTGAACGCAATGAAAGAACCTCCACGCTCATATCAGTAGCGACCGCGTGAATGCTGTCGGACGTTCGGCCTGATGCCTTCATTGGCGCGATGTTCGCTCTGAATTTCAGAACGAGACTATCGCCCAACTTTTGCAGAAGTTCCTGTTGAACGCCCATCACTTATACGGCTGAAAGGTTATCTGATAGTTCTTGTCTGCGCTCTTGTCCTTATGATGAAACCGCCTTAATTCGCCCAACGGCTTACTATCATAGGCCAACACGTAGCCCGTTTCGTTTGTGATGCGTTCAATCTTCGGCACGTCATCGGACATCAACTTTCGGCCTAAGTGCTTTTCAAGTATCTGAGTGACCGCATCCATTTCCAAACGCTTTGCATCTGTGATGAGATTGTTCATAACATGATTGACCGCGTATTCCTTGGCTTCATCGAACTGTGAACGCTTCACTTTCTTATGGCTCTTGCCGCCTTTCTTGGCGGTTGTGGTCTTTACGATACGCATACGCTGTCTGAATTAAGTGGTGTCGCTGTGAATGAAACCCCGACCCCTGATGTGTTTCTATCGAGTTCGTTGAATGTGTCAACCGTCTTTACATTCTCAATTGATTTAAATATATGCTCACCGTTGGCGTTGGCTTTCTTCTTTAGACGTAGAATGAATTGCCGTCTGAGGTCACGCATGGAATCAATAACAACACGGTGTTGTTCGGGTGTCCAGTCCAACTCTGTCTTATCAAGAAAAAGCATATAGGTCGGATATGAACTATCGACCAACCCGCCCTGATGAAAGGTGTCGTCTGATGTTATCGGCTCAACGAGAATGACAACTGGAAACTTCCTTTCGTCTGCCCTTAAATTATTCCACCCTGCAAGCCCGAACATGAACTCAGGTTCAGGCGTAAGGTCGGCAACAACCGATTCAATGACTGTGATTATGCTGCTCATTTCTTACTACTCAAAATGCGGTTTAATCTACGTTGGTATGCGTTCTCGTCTGCCGAGATTCGCAGTTCCAAAAGTACGGAATTATACGGCCATCGGTAAACATCCTCAAATGTGCAATGATGGCGCAACGCTATACCACGAACCAACCCAAACACCCCGTATTTAGAGAAGTCCTTTATCCCTGCCCTTAGTTCTTCGCTTTCGTAAGATGGTGCTTGAATCTTCTCCTCCGATTTCTTTAGCGCGATAAGTTGGTCAGATATAATCTTCGCGGCTGAAAGTACATGAGTGAATGGTTCATCCAGTACCCGACCGTAAGCTGCCGATATGTCCTCATCCTCAATACCATCCGCGCAATAGATGGCAACCATACGCCCAACCCTGTCATCATCTTTCAAAGCGTCCACGTTAACCTTACGGGCGAACTCCATTGACCCAATCCTTCGCGGCACTTCATTACCGAATATCATCGGGCTGTCAATTAATTCGGGTTCTCCCATTACTGTTGATGGGTAAACGATTGCCTCAATCAGTTCGGGTCTGACGCGTTCGCAAACGGCTAAGTCTATGCCAGTTAGGACGTGCATCGCCTCAACGTCCGTAGCGTCCTTTAATCGCAGCGATTGACCGTATGTCAGTTCATGCCATGATGAAGGAACGCTGACGGGTTGACCGTCTATCTTGATCGCTGTAATCACTCACACGTAGTTGTTACGGTCGTTCGGTAATGCTGCAAGTGACCCGTTTCAATTCTGTCACCAACTATCACTTGACCGTTCACATCGTCAATGTCCGACTGCTCACATAACGAATACTTACGAACGTATGTCTCATAGCGGATAGTACCCGCAACAACATCGGTGAACTTTGTTTCGTAGGTTTCCGAACAGGTAGCACAATCGTTCTTTTCGCATCCGCTTATCGCCAAGGCTAAGATTATCAGTATCCTTTTCATTAGAATCGCATTTTAGTTGGTGACTTGAAGTTGTATTTATTATGCAGATTGTCAAGCCCCCAATACCTCCAAGCATCAATGATGTGGTTCAAGTGTCCTATCGGGTTGCCAGTCTGCTTACCCGTCTTGTCAACCTCCCACGAATAGCCGCGTAGTTCTTTTATCAGATTGAGGCTTCTTGATGTGACCGACCATTCATGTTCTTGTAGCAACTGGATGCCAAAACGGATACTATCCTGCCCCTTGGTTGCGCCCTTAATTCTCAATCCCTTTCGTGCGATGTCTTCAATGCTTTTAGGTTCGGCACTATCGGCAATGATGGTGCAAGTGTATCCTTTCAATTTGGTCGCAATGTCGCTATTAAGTAGCCCTGTTTCATAGATCAGTTCGTCAAGGATATACCGACCATCCTGTTGATACACACCTATCGCTGCGGTCGGGTCGTTAGTGAATCCAAAGTCAAGGCCGATACCTACCAACTTCGCATCCGTTGGCAGTTCGTCAATCTGTTTCCAGTTGTTGAAGATAACGCCAACTCTTGAACCTATTTCGCCAAGGCCGTACACTTGCCACCAGTTCCAAAAGTATCCTTTGATACCGCGCCTTTCTTCATCTTCTGCCTTCGCTTTCTTAATCAGTAGGTCTTCGAGTGTTTCAGGTGGTATGCCCTCGTTGTCAACGTAGGTCAGTTTCAGGAATTGGCTGTTGGGTTCTTTGAGTAATTCGGTGTGCGCCCAAAACTCCTCATCCGCGTTGAAGTCAATCCATGTTTCAATAGAACGGATCATCAACGCATCGGCTATTTCGTAGGGTATGTGGTTGCCCTCGTTCAGGAACAGGATGTCACGCTTTCCCGAAGACTTGGCCTTGCCTACGCTGTCGAATGATTTGAATTGAACCCTTGACCTATTTGGTCGGGTGTATGTCAATGTCGAGGCGTTCCAACAATGGTCAACCCATCGCCCTTCATCATACATGAAGTTCTTGAAGATGTCCAACGCGCCCTCTTTTACTGCGGGTAATGTCTCAGCTACAACGGTAATTTTCAACCCGTCATTTGCTATCATCTTATCGTAAAGGATAGGCATGATTCCGTAAGTCTTACCGCTACTCGTTGATCCCTGAATGACCTTCTTTCGAGCGGTCATTGCCAACATCTTCTTTACGGCTGTTGTGACCTGAAAAGGCATATGGTCAATCTACGTTGAATACGCGCGGCTCTTGTTTGATGGTCTGTTCAGACTGTTCTTTCAGGCCGTTTAGACGCGCTGTAATGTTCGAGTTGTAATCACCAACCATCGCGCCAGTTATCTGATCGTCCCTAATTTCCCTGCGTATGCGCGTGGTGATAGTCACGAAGTCGGCATAAAGACCATCCTTGTTATCGAAATATTGCCCGACCATTCCATGATTGTCATAGCAATAGACTTCAAACCCGTCCATCGTAAATGGTAGTTTTGGGTAATCCGTTTCCTTATTGCCCTCCTTGCCCACATACTGAACTTTCGGCCATTGCTTCGCGCGTTCCTTGAGGCTTGACTTATACCCCTCCCATGCCTTTTGAAGTTCATCAGGCGATTTGAATATCCTTGACGGGTGTATGTTTCCGTTCTTAGCCATATTGCAAAAATAGCGATTTCATTCGATAGCGGCCTTAAACCTTTGAAACTCACTACCATTTACTTCTATCTCCGAGTTGTCCAGTAGTTGGTCTAGGTCGAAGAACTTTAAAACATCGTCAGAATCAACGTGCCTGTCATCGCACTTCATCCAGTCGATAACCGCGTCAACGGGGTCACCTTCATAATCGTGAGTTCGGTTTTTAAATGTCGGCGGCTCGTAACAGATCTCGATGCAGATGTTATCTTCGAGTTCTTCGCAGATTATGGTTGTGGTGTCTTTCATGGTTTAATCTGTTAATGGTTTCCATTTATCGCACCCTGAATTTACCTTAGTCACGAATCCGCCATTGATGCACATTCTATTGACCCGATAAGTGCAAGTGCCACAAGTCTCGCCAAGTGGTCGCATTGATTCGGTGTAACCTAGATGAGCCTTAGCCCTTCTGACTATTGAAGTACGTCTATGCGCCTTGCCTACGTGTTCTGATTCGATGCCCTTAGTGACGTGCTTACTCGCTGTGATGGTGTAACCTTGATAAGTGAAAGGCACTTCATAACGCTTGTCAACGTCAGGCCATTGCATCAATCGCCAAAGCCCATCAATCCCTTCGTCAGTTGTGTGCTGCTCGTCTCCGTGTGTGGCCGTGATTCTCATTACTTGCTGATATATCTACCGTCCTTGCCTCTCTTTTGAATCAGTCTATTGAGTTGATTCAGTTCGTTGCCCGCTTTGAGCAGGAGTTCAGATGTTTCCTTTCGCGCTTCAATCTCGGCTGTGAGTTCGAGTATGGTCTGCTTTAGTTCGTCTTTCAGGTTCGAGTTCTTAGCGTTCAGAAAAGCGTTTCGGCTGCACTCATCGTAGTACTTCGCCCGTGCCATTCCGTACATGAAGACCATAAAGGCTATCATTCCGATTGCTCCGATAGTCACCCATACTAATATTTGCTCAGTTGTCATTGCTTTGGTTTTTAGTTTGTCAATATTAACCCTTGCTTCTTAATGGTAATGTCACGTAGATGACAAATGATCAGAAAGGGCAATCAATGTCGGTTATTCGTTCTAGTTGTGGCCTGAGTGACTTAGCCGACATGAATTTTCCTTCAATGTAAAATCCAGCGCATCGGTTCTTCAACTTCATCGGAAGCATCCGACCAGTACGCGAGTTGATACACTCGCCGTCTTTTGTGAACTTGTAATTCTCGTGGCCTTTCAACTGCCAACAGACAGCGTAAGTAGTTGATAGTGTGATGTTCATGCTGTCTGTTGTATTGCGGCAATCAACGAGTTATACGCTATTTTGAGGAAGCCCATACTTCATCAGGTGGTTTAATATAAAACTTGCATTCTACTTCGTCCAACACTTCATCAATATGCGGTTCAAACTTTTGATAGCTTTGAGTATATTGGCTCG